TGACACTGGAGGTCCTGATGACCGCGATCGTGCCCGTGCGCACCAGCATCGCCGCCGGCCAGGCGCTGAGCGGGCCCGTCGCCAGCGTCGGCTACGGCGTCTGCCTGCTGCTGCTGCCGGCCGCCTGGACCGACGCGCCGCTCACCCTGCAGGGCTCGCTCGATGAAGGCGAGCCCACGGCCTGGGCCGATCTCCACGACCACCTCGGCAATGAGGTGGTGCTGACGGCTGCTGCCGGCCGGGCGCTCACCCTGCCGCCGACGCTGCTGCTCGGCTGGCGCTGGCTGCGCCTGCGCTCCGGCCTTGCCGCCGCGCCGGTGAACCAGGCGGCGGAGCGCCTGCTCACCCTCGGCATCCGGCCGCTCGCATGACCGCGCTGTTCCAGCACTACCTGCCGCCGGCGCCGGCGATGCTGCCCTACGTCTCGGGGCGCTTCTACGCCTCGCAGCATGCGCGCGCGGTCGGCGGCGCCGTCGCGATGACGGCGAACCGGCTGTACTGCGTCCCCTACGTGCTGGCCCGGCCCGGGCTTTTCTCGGCCATGGCGGTGAGCGTGACGACCGGCGCGGCCGGCCTCCTGCGCATGGCGCTGGCCGCCGACAATGGCGCCGGCCGGCCGGGGACGGTGATCGAGGAGCCGGTGGCGGACGCCGACACCACCTCGACCGGCAGTGCGATCTGCCCCTTCGCGCAGCCGCGCTGGATCCCGGCTGGGGTCTGGTGGCTGCTGTTCTGCTTTTCCGGCACGCCCTCGGTGCGTGGCACCAGCACGCAGGCGTTCAGCGGCGGGAACACGCTGCTGCTCGGCTCGGCCGCGGCGGATGGCGGCGCCGGTGGCGGCACCACCGGCAGTGAGAACGGCTTCTTCGCGGCGCTGACCCATCAGGCCGGCGTGCCGATCATGCCCAGCCCGCCGAACGGGCTGTCCTATCTCGTCAACGCGGCGACGCCGCTGCCGACGCTCAGGGCCGCGTGATGGATCCGACTGTTCTCGCCTGGGCGCTGGCGCAGCCCGCCGGCAGCCGCGCGGCGACGCTGGCCGCGACCTATACCGGCGGTACCACGCGCGTGACCTTCGACGGCCGCACAGTCGAATACCGCTCGCTGGACGAACTCGGCCGCGCGCTGGCGGTGCTGCACGCGGCGGAGAACAGCGCCGCGCGTCGCCCCAGCGTCACCTTCGCCAGCTTCTCACGCGCAGTAAGCAGGTGATGGGCCGTCTCCGTGATGCATGGAATGTCCTGCGCGGCTATGCCGCGGCGCAGGACCATCGGGCCTCCGCCTGGGCGCCCTCCGGCGGCAGCGCCAATGCCGAGGTCGGCATGGCCGCGGCGACGGTCGCCCGCCGCGCCCGCGATGCCGTCCGCAACGATCCCTATGCAAGCCGTATCGTCGACCTGTGGACCGGAAACGCCGTCGGCGCCGGCATCACCACCCGCTGGCCCGACGACGCCCACGGCCGCGCCTGGCAGCGTTGGGCGGAGAGCACCGCCTGTGATGCCGAGGGGCGGCTCGATCTGTACGGTCTGCAGGCGCTGGTCATGCGGGCGGTGGTCGAAAGCGGCGAGTGCTTCGTGCGCTTCTTGATGGTGCCGCCATCGCCTGCCAATCCGATCGCCTTGCGGCTGCAGGTGCTGGAGGCGGACCACCTCGACGCCGCGCGCAACGGCATGGTGGAGGGCGCCCCGACCATCCAGGGCATCGCGCTCGGCGAGGCCGGTGCGCCGATCGGCTACTGGCTGCATCGCGTCCACCCCGGCGCGGCGTGGATCCTACTGGGGGCGACCTGGCAGAGCAGCCAGCGCATCCCGGCCTCCGAGGTGCTGCACGTCTATCGCAAGCGCCGGCCCGGCCAGCTGCGCGACGTCTCGTGGCTCGCGCCAGTGCTGCTGCGGCTGCGCGATCTCGGCGACTACGAGGCCGCGCTGCTCATGAAGGCGAAGATCGAGGCTTGCCTCGCCGCGGTGGTGACGGAGGAGGGCGACGAGGCCCTGACCGGCGCCGCCGCCGGCCTGCTGCGGGATGCGCAGGGTCGGACGGTCGAGAGCTTTGAGCCGGGGATGATCCTGTATCGCCGCGGCATGGGCTCGGTTGAGGTGGTGAACCCCTCGGGCGGAGGCAGCCATGCCGCCTTTGCTCGCCGCGCGCTGGAGGCTGCTGCCGTCGGCGCTGGGCTGACCTACGACCAGGTCTCTGGCGACCTGACCCAGGCGAACTACTCCAGCCTCCGGGCCGGTAAGATCGAGTTCCGCCGCCTCTGCGAGCAGGTCCAGTACGGGATGCTGATCCCCATGCTGGTGCGACCGATCGCCGAGCGCTTCCATCAGCAGGGAGCGCTGCTCGGGCTGTGGGCGGCGGAGATGCCGGACGGCGTCAGCCACGTCCCGCCGGCGCACGAGATGATCGACCCGCTCAAGGACACCACCGCCCTGATCGCGCAGGTCCGTGCCGGCTTCGTGCCGCAGCCCGAGGCCGCGGGCGCCTTCGGTTACGACTTCCGCACCGCAGTGGAGATGATCCGTGAGGCCAATGCCCTGCTCGATGAAGCGGGCATCTCGCTCGACACCGATCCGCGCCGCGTCGCGAAGTCTGGCGCGGCGCAGGACGCCGCGCAGATGGCTGCCGTCGAGATCGCGGCGACCGGCGCCGCCACCACGCTCAATGAGGAGCGGTCCTCGCAGGGTTAATGGTGTGGTGTCGCGACTCCCGATAGGCGTGCTGGTGCTATTCTACCGGATCGGATCCAGGAATGGCGTGTCTGGTTCCGCCACATAGAAGATTACAACCTTCGTCGGCTCGGTGGCGCTTCGGTTGTAGCCAGTCATGCGGACATTCGGCGGTTCCACCATGGATTGGCCGGCCCGAACCGTAATCGCCTCGCGCCCCTCCATCTCGAGAGTGAAGACCCCCTCCAGGATGTAGACCGTCACTGGAAAGCGGTGCGTATGGAAGACCGTGCTCTGGCCGGGGTTGATGGTCGCCGTCATCACGCTGACCTGCTGGCGCTCGCCGCGCGGCATTCCCTGGACTGTCTCCTGCAGCAGAAGATTGGGCCGCGCAGGCGGCTGCTGCGCCAGCGCCGGATAACAGGCGATCAGGGTTGCGACGGTGCAGGTCAGGCCGGTTCGGTGCTGCATCTTGCTCACTCCTAGCCGAAGGCCAGAACGCTAGCACGCGCGTCCAACCGTCTGCATCGGAATCGGTGCGCACCAGCGAACGCTGACATCCCCCGGCAATTCGGTGGGTCGGGGTCACAGGGCCGCTCAGACGAGGATTACAGCATGACGACCTTGGCCGACCCGAGCGGCAGCGATGCCGCGCCGGAACACGCCGCTATGCTCGATCAAACGCCCACCGCTGTGCAGTCGCTCGTGGCGCAGCGCGCCATCACCGCGCCTGCCACCGTCGATCGCGCTTCGCGCACCGTCGAGGTGGTGTGGTCGACCGGCGCCCGCGCCCGCAACTTCGTCCCCGCCCTCGGCCGGATCACCGAGGAGCTGGAGATGTCGCCGAACGCGGTGCGGATGGAGGCGCTGCGCTCCGGCCAGGCCCCGGTGCTCGACACCCATCGCCGCGGCGGCGCGCGCGACGTGCTCGGTCGCGTCACCGCCGCCCGCCTCGAGCGCGGGCGCGGCTATGCCACGCTGCAGTTCAGCTCCGCCGCCGACGTCGAGCCGGTCTGGCAGCGCATCGCCGAAGGCACGCTACGGGCAGTGAGCGTCGGCTATCGCGTGCACCGCTACGAGCCGCGGCCCGACGCCGCCACCGGCGAGACCGTCCACCGCGCGGTGGATTGGGAGCCCTTCGAGATCTCCGTCGTGCCGGTTCCCGTGGACCGCGATGCGGCGGTGCGTGGTGAGGCGCCGCAGGGCCCGCCCGCCATCGCGATCGAGCCCGCCCTGCCTGACGAGGATCCACCCATGCCCGAGACGACGCCGGCCCCGCAGGCCGAGCCGGCCGCCCCGCCGGCGCCGCCGACCCATCCGCCCCAGGAGACGCCCGTGACCACCACGCCCAGCCCCGCGCCCAGTGCCCCGGCGCCGGAGCCGACCCGCGCCGCACCGGACCTCGACGCGGTCCGCGCCGAGGCGCAGCGCGCCGAACGCGAGCGCATCGCCGGCATCGACGCCGCGGTCGAGGCCGCCCGCGCCTTGCTG